ATTTGTAACTCCACTAAGTCCGCCGGTGCTTATTGCATCCATACCTGGAAAAGTGCCACCAGCAAAACTGCCTGCGGCATTTGTTGCCGCAGAGATCATTTGATTTGAACTGCCTACAAATCCTTCAGCGGCTCCTAGTACACTGCCAAACTTGCTTGCATTGCCAACTATATTTCCAGCACTTACACTTCCACCCATGACTTTAGCGGCATTTTCTAATCCAGTTGGAAGTACATTGGTAATTCCACTAGAAGCCCCCATGACACTTAGTGCATCTCCTGAAAATACATCAAAACCTGCACTAAACACATTATCGCCAAGTCCACTGGCCATGTTGCTAAAACTTTGTTGATAACTTGCAGGTAGGCTACTGGTAATTCCTGATACAGTATTGGTCACAGCTGCCATATTAGGCAGACCTTGAACTGCACTCTGTACACTAGTCAAACCGGCCATGGTTGGAGAACCGGACAGTCCAGTTGTTGCATCGGTGATATTAAGTGGAGCTCCACTGATTGATTCTAATGGATTGCCACCAACGTTTCCTGCGAGTCCAGCACCAGCTGTTAAAACTGTTGCGGTAATTGCACCACCACAAGCCATGCTAACCTCTTGGGATTATAACGTCAGTACTACCAGTTGCTCTTGTATGAAAACAAGTATCTGGAGAGCCTACGTAGTTGATAGGTTTATTTTCAGCAAGTACACTCATCGATCCTAGAGTTGTGCTCGCCGCACAATGAATTTCGCACCCAGGAGCACCGCAACACGGATGAGGAGTTACTGAGGTTCCTATGAGGCATGCTGGTCTGCCGTTGATAATTACAGATGTTGCACCAGTACCTACTGCAAGTCCACCACCTGAGTTTGGGTCACCTATTCTTACTGCTCCTGGCATGTTTATCCTTTTAATATTCCTTTTGGTGCAGTCACTATACCAGTACTTGCTTGTATGTAACTTGCAATAACATCTTTGTTTGTTTCGGTGTACATTGTGATGTTATTTGTATTTATGGTCACATTTTTTGTCTCATCTGCACTCATCATTGCAGGCAACAATTGTACGCCTTGTGGTGTAGGAACAAGAGTAAATGGGTTAGCAATTATAGTTTTTGTATCATCGCTACTAACAATCTTGCATATTATTTCACTACTGTCACTTAATTTTAACGAATAAATTTTATCTTTTTCAAACATTTAAAAAAATCCTTTGTCAATTATTGCTTTAGTTCTATTTGGAAAATAATCCTGTTGTGTACCATCTCTACGGAGATCTAATGTAATGCAATGTAATCCACCGTCCCAAAAGTATCTATGACGCCATGGAACATACACAGGTTCCATATTGTGTTTTTTGAGAAAAGCATTTACAATTTCATTATCTGGTTGACTCACACAAACATGATGTTGATCAAGCACCAGCACATTAACATCAAATACTGTTTCTTCCACATAGCCTACCCAATCTTGTAACCATGTTTCTACAAAGTTTGTAAATTCGTCGTTATCTTCTTCACCTGGCACCCACCACTTGCCTTGGTTTTTCTTTTTAAGTTGGCTAAAACCTTGAACTTTGCTCCAACTTTGATCTGGTAGATAACAAACGTCCCATCCTGGAAATGTGTTTTCATAAGTTTGTATTTGATGCAGACTCAATATTGCACCAGGTTTAATCGTATGGAAACATCCGTCGCTGTGCCCACCAATGGTTAGTACATTGATTTTAAAATTTGGAAACATGTTTGCGAACTCTTTATAACAATAGTCAATCAGCATAGGAGGCGTTTCACTGTAGACATCAACATATACATCTTGCCCAACCACAGTAATTGACGGAGCAGGCATAGCAAAGCCAAAAGGTATTTCTTCATTATGTATATTTACAAGTTCACTGTGTATATCAGGTTTATCACTTAGTGGTTGTTTGTTGACAAATCTTTGTACATAATCTGTATACGATGGCCAATCAGGCGCACCTTCTCCTTTGTGTCCGTTGAAAGACGGTTCACTAAGTGGAGAATCTATATAATTATAATTCTTATCATATCTATCAAGTGATTGTTTTATTCCAGGATGATCTTTATGGGTATAAAACAGACTGTCACCAATTACCAATTGACAATTTCTTGGTTGTAACGGACTACCTGGTATTAATGTTAATTTTCCATCGTGATCAGTATAATTTAAGATAGAGTCATTTTTGTCAACATCTGGTCGAATAATTGTACAACCAAAGTCTTTCAATACACTGTGAAAACCTTCAAGGTCTTTTTGTGTTTCGTCGGCAATGCGTTGTAGAGCAGATCGCACTTTGGTGTTTTTAATATCACTGAAAAATTCTGGAGAATAGCATTCACCAAGCATCACTGTTTGGAGTTTATCCCATTTATTCCAAATGTTGTAATTCATGCAACTACTTAGTAGCCAGAACCATTCCACCCTGTATTTTCAATATAGTCAACAAGATCATCATACCCACCAACAACCTTGTTGTTGATCACAATCTGTGGTGCGGTACGTGCATTAGGAGCAATTTCGAGTAGCTCTTCTCTGGTGATGTCTGTTCCAATTTTTGCTTCATTGAACTGAACATTCATTTTTTTTAGAAGACTTTTAGCCGCATCGCAATATCCGCATAGGTCTTTTGTATATACAGTCACACTCATAAACTAAATCCTTTAAATGTATTATTATCTACGTCTTGTTTTGTTCCACCGTTGACATAACTTGTAATTTCTGTCTCTTGTGGAGCTACTTGTACATCGCCGCCAGCAATCCATTTTTGCGTCCACGGTAATGGATTGCTTGCTCCTTTATAACTGCTCGGTACTCCTACCGCAGTCATGCGTTTGTGTGCAATCCATTGTACATATTCTTTAAGTAACTGTGCATTAAGTCCAATCATTGAACCGTCTCGAAACAGATAATCAGCCCATGCACATTCTTGATCAACTGCATCTTCAAACATCTTAATTACGATTGGCTCGCACTCTTTTTGTATTTTAACAAAATCAGCATCGTCTTTTGGTAACAATTTGAGTAGTTGTTGTGTACTTGCCAAGTGTACGTTTTCATCACGTGCAATAAATTTTATAATTTTAGCATTGCCTTCCATTTTCTTTAATTCTGCAAATGCCCAACTACAAGCAAAACTCACATAAAATCTAACACCTTCAAGTATATTAACACTGGCCAAACAAATCCAAAGTTTTTTCTTGAGTTCATATAAATCAACTACAACCTTTTTTCCATTCACAGTGTGAGTACCTTCACCAAGTAGGTTGTAGTAATTACAACTTTCTACCAAGTCATCATAGTATGCAGTAATATCTTCACCACATTCAATGATTTCCTGTATATCCATCATTTCATCAAAAATTTTACTTGGATTAGAATATACGTTTCGTATAATGTGTGTATAACTTTTAGAATGTATGGTTTCTGAAAATGTCCAAGTAATTATCCAATTTTCTAGCTCAGGCAAACTAACAATAGGACCAAATGCTTCAATTGGTGCTCTACCTTGTACACTGTCTAATAGTATTTGTCTTTTTAAGTTACTTGTGAAAATATGTTTTTCGTTTTCAGTAAGCTCTTTAAAATCTTTTGCATCACGAAGTACGTCTACCTCTTCTGGTCTCCAGAAAAAACCCAACTGTTTATCAGTGAGTTTATCAAATTGACGATACTTTAGAGTATCATAACGTTGTATACCAACTCCGCCGGCTGGATCTAAAAATGCAAGACTGGTCGTATGGTCTCTGTTGGCTGTATTTAATACACTCATTGTGGTTCCTATATAGTGCAACTATCGCAGGCTTCTTCGTATATCGGCTCTTCGATAGTTATATCTTGTTGTTGTGTTTCGTTCATTTTGTCGATGTCTATTTCTCCTGCGCCGTCAAATGTGTTAAAGTAATAGAGTTGTTTGTGTCCATATTTATAGCATAATAATAAATGTTGTAACATGGTACTCATTGGAATCTTTTCATCTTCAAAGTGTTGAGGATTGTAACTGGTGTTGACACTTATTCCTTGATCTATATACTTCTGTAGTACTGCCATAATTTTAAGGTAACCTTCAGGAGACTTTTGATCCCATAGTAGTTCGTATTTGTTTTTGTATCGTGCATACCCTGGAACTACCTGTTTTAGTACACCATCTTTTGATTGCTTGATGCTAACAAATGCTCTTGGTGGTTCAATACCATTTGTACTGTTACTAATCTGTGCAGATGTTTCTGCTGGCATAAGTGCCATCAGTGTTGAATTACGTATTCCTGTTTCTCGAAGTTGTGTTCTCAAACCTGTCCAGTCAACTGCATCCACGTGTACTACTAGTTCATCAACGTCTTTTTTGTAGGTATCAACTGGCAGTATACCATCTGCGTACTTTGTTTCGTTGTTCTTTGGACATGCTCCAAGTTCAACTGCAAGATCAGCACTGGCTTTAATCAAGTAATAACTCCAGTGTTGTGCCCAAGTGTCAACAAGTTTGAGTGAATCTGGATCTGAATAACTGGTGTCGTTTTTTGCTAAAAAGTATGCAAGATTAATAATACCAACACCAAGTGGACGTCTACCTTCTGTTGCCATCTGTGCGGCAATGATTGGATAGTTTTGATAACTTAACAGTGCATCAAGTCCGCGTACTGCAAGTGTACATGCCTTTTGCATGTCTTCTGGATTTGTAAAACTGCCCCAATTGATAGCACTCAATGTACACAATGCTATTTCACCTTCAGGATCGTTAACATCATTCAATGCTTTTGTGGGCAAGTCAATTTCACAACATAAGTTGCTCTGCTTGATTGGTGCAACGTCAGTTTTAAAACTACTGTGTTCGTTTGCATGATCAACATTCTGTAAGTATATTCTGCCTGTGTCTTTTCTTTCTTGCATAAATGCACTAAACAGTTCTATAGCACTAATTTTCTTCTTACGTATACTTGTTTTTCGTTCTGCAGCTTCATACAATGCTTTAAACTTTTCTTGATCTTGAAAGAAAGCATCATATAATCCAGGAACATCGTTAGGAGAGAACAGTGTAATGTCTCCACCTGACATTAATCGTTCATACATCAGTTTGTTAAACTGTACACCATAATCCATGTGTCTAACTCTGTTGTCTTCTGTACCTTTGTTGTTCTTAAGTACTAGTAAGTCTTCAACTTCTAAATGCCATAGAGGATAATAAAGTGTTGCCGCTCCGTTACGTACTCCGCCTTGTGAACAACTACGTGTGGCGGCTTGAAACATTTTGTAAAATGGAACAACACCTGTATGATAAGCATCACCGTTTCTGATAGGTGACCCTAATGCTCTTATACGTCCACCGTTAATACCAATGCCTGCTTTTTGCGAAACATACTTAACAATCGAACTTGCAGTTGCATTGATACTGTCCAAACTGTCATCAGTTTCAATAAGCACACAACTTGAGAACTGTCTCTGCGGTGTACGTACACCAGCCATTACAGGAGTTGGTAGACTTATTTGATGTGTTGATATAGCATCATAGTAATCTTTTACCCAACGTAATCTAGTTTTTCGATCATAGTCTTGAAACAGAGTAGCAGCGATGAGCATGTAACACATCTGTGGTGTTTCATACAATGTTTTTGTTACTCTGTTTTGTACAAGATACTTGCCTCTAAATTGTTCCATGGCCGCATAGGTAAGTTGTTCGTCACGATCGTGCTTTATCCATCCGTTGATAGTGTTCCATTCTTCTTCGGTGTATTCTGTGAGTAGTTCTGGATCATAAAATCCTCTTTGTACATTTTCTTTAACCAATTTGTAAACATGCCATGGTTTGAATTCACCATACACCATTTTGTTAATATGATAACTTATAAGTCTACCTGCTACAAATTGGTAGTTAGGAGTTTCTTCTGAGATTAAATCAGCAGCACTTTTAATTAATGTTTCTTGAATATCTGTACTGGTTATACCATCATAAAATTGTACATTACTGCTTATCTCTACTTGACTAGCACTTACCCCTGTTATGTTTTCTGTTGCCCACCAAACCACTTTGTGTAGTTTATCAATATCTAATGCTTCTTTACTTCCGTCTCGTTTGGTAACTTGAATTGTCATTTGGGGCCTTTCTATCGAATCTTGTGTACAAACATAGCAGAGTCTATGTTTTTAGTTATTTCGTAATCTTCTAACAGTGTGATATTTACTATTTCATCAACGTTCCAATTCAATACATATAATCCATTGTTCACTTGGACTATATAGTCATTATTATCAATCTCAGATATACAAAGACTGCTTATGTCTTGTCTATCTAACATACAGATAGTATAACACATTCCTAAACACTTTGCAAGTGAACAGTAGGTGTTTTCGGCAATCAATTCCCAAGGATCAGGCCAGTCTTTGACTAAATCAGTATGTAAATATCGCAACACCATTGGTGCTTGTTGCCACCAATCGTGTATGGTAATTATCACCTTTTCAAGGTTGTGGTTTTCTTTGCATGAGTTACGTAGATCAACCCAAGAGGCTAATCTCTTGTCAGTATGGCTTTGCCACATGTTCTAAATACTAAAATGTTCGAGAGAGTATTGAAAAGTATTTGCAATTGTGCTGGTATACTGAACACTAATTGTTGATCCGCTTTGTACTGCACTTAATACAAAGTTATTTGGATTGTCTTCGCTATAATCATCAACATAGGCAAGTGTTCCAGCACTATCATCTGTATCTTGTCCGACAACTCTAAGGGTACCAAAACGCACTACGTTTGTTGAAGATTCTTTCATCTGGTAGTTGATATTAAAAGCAGTTGCATTTGCAGTATTAACAGTAAAGATTGTGGTTGGACTTGCTTGCACTGAGAGATCAGTACTTACACCAGCAAGTCTGTGATAGGTACCAAATTCAATCTCATTTCCATTTATAAGAGCATAACAAGACTTGTTGTTAAGTTCTACTCTTGGTTGTGTAAGATTATCAGCGTCGCTTCGTTCAAACATATCACCAATGCTTACATTATCATCTCCGTTAATTTCAATAACTGGAGATGAAGCATTACCTGCTCCTAAATAATCATTTCCAACATCTAAGAATATATTATATGCACTTACGTTAAATGCAAC